GCGGTGATCTGGTGATACATGCCCGTCGGGGTAATGGTCCCCCCGGCGGTGATCGTCTGGGCGCTCTGTTGGGCCACCAGCAGGTCGGTGGTCGTCAGATCATCGGCGACACTCGCATCGTCGGTGACGGTCAGGTCATCCCTAACCGTTACGTCGGCGCCGCTGGTCACATTGCCGGTTAACGTGCTAGTCGTGTTGACGGTCAACATCGTGGCGACCACGTGGGGCAGCCGCTGGATGCTTAGTTGCGCCAAGGCGGGCAGGGTGGCCAAGAGGATCAGCCCCACCGTCACCGCCAAGGCGCTACTCACGCGCTTAATCATGGTCCCTCCTAGGCCGGCGTCCCGTCCGACCACGAAGCGTTGTTGACATAGCGGGCGGTGCCATTCGTGCGATCCTGGCCCACGCCTACCCCAAAGCGGGTGTAGAGCATGAGGTTGTGGATCGGGTTCATGGCGTTGCCGGCCAGCGGGTCGGGCATGGCAATGACGGAAGGTCGGCTCTGCCCCTTGAAAAGCCGCACTCTCAGCGGGTTGCGCTGGCTGTTGGGCCCGTAGGTCTTCCAGCCAAAGCCGTAGTACTGCGGCATGCCGGCCACGATCCACACCACACAGTCGTGGATCACCCCGATGGGGTAGACCCCCGGTGCCACGCTGTCCATCGCAATCGTCGCCAGGTCGACCCCGCTCGAATAGCGGATGTTGGTCTTAGCAACGGGCACGAAGTCGGAGAGGCCGCTGATGGTGCTCTCGTCGCTGGGCGAAGCAATGAAGTCATAGGGCGGTTCGTGCCCATGCTCGCGCAGCTCGGCCTTGACATCCGTGAACACGTCGTTGGTATACGCCCCGCCGGCAATCGCCACATAGTGCTCGTGGTCGCTGGTGAAGCTGTTCCCACCCCAGGTGATCGGGGTGAAGTCAACACCGGTAGACGCCGCGGCGGTGGCAAAGCCGGGGCTCAGGCCACTGGTGCCCAGGCCATTCTTTTTCCCGCTGTCGTCCCCCCGCTTGAGCAAGCGGGTCAGGATGCGCACGCGCCAGTTGTCGCGGGCATCCTTGATGGCATCGGCGACATCGGCTTGAATCTGACTCAGGCGGGCTTCCTGGAGATAATCCCAGGTCCAGCCGAGCTTGCGGTCGTAGGCCTTGAGGGGCAGCATGTGCCCCTCGGTGTCGGCGCGCTTGGCGTCAGGCGTCCCGTATTCGGTGTGCTCCTCAAAGCCGTTGCTTGCCCCAACCCGATACTCCACCTCTGGCATGTCGGTGTAGCTGATGAGCCGGGAGTAGAGGGGATCGTTGTAGATCTCGGCATTGAGCGCGCCCAGGGCGGCGTTCATCTGAGCGACAACCGCCGCATAGTTCGTGCCGTCAATGAGCTGATAATTCTTAAGTGCGGTTGCGTCCCACCCAGTGAGCATCACGAGTGAGGACTTATCGCGTGGTCCTAGTGACATGATGCCTCCTTAGCTGAAGACCGTTTGGAACGGTCGCACAAAGAGCACGGTGGCCGATTCGGCGAAGCCGGCGACGGAGGTCTTGGTCCCTGCGGTCTCGCCCGGCTCGCCGGCGGTGTCGGTGGCGTAGACCGTGGCGCCAATGGTCGCGCCAGTCAGGCAGACGACCGGCCCATGGACCACGACGTCAATGCGGTCCCCGTCCACAGCGTCGCTGTCGCCCAAGGCAACCCCGACCACTTTGGCCAAGGTGATGGTGGACGCATTGGCCGGGTCGACCTTGCCATCACTGGCCATTGCCACTAACTCGCCCGGCGAGATGGTGGCCCCCGCCGTATAGCGGCGCACCCAAGCGCCGGTCAGCGGTTTGATGTTCTTGGCTGTCGTATCGCGTGCGATAGCCATCCTATCCTCCTGCCCCCAGATATTTGGGGTTCACTCCATAGATTGCGGCTAGTTCGGCAGCGTCAGCAGCGTTGAGCGTGGACTGGTTGTTCCCCCCGCCCCCACCGGCGTTGATATTCGGCGCCGTTGGCTTCGGAATCGCCGCCAGCAGCACCTTGGCGTCTGCTTCGAGCTCTTCCTCCGTCTCACCCTGCAATCGCTCAGCTAGGGGCGCCGGAAGGCCCACACGGGCCGCCACGCCGCCGGCAAGCTGCTTGCGTTCCAGCGCCTTCAACTGGGCATCTTTCGCCGCTGCCTCGGCCTGGAGCTTTTCATAGAGCGTCTTGAAGTTGCCCTGCTCCGCTAATGCCTTGGCTTCCGCGTCTGCCCGCGCCTTCTGCTCCCGTTCAGCGGCTTTGGATTCCGCCCGCGCTAACCGCTCCTTGACGATGCGCTCGACATCCGCCTGGGTAAAGCTGGCCGCTGTCTCCGTTTGTTGGCCCGGTTCGGCTCCGGTTGGCGTCCCGCTCTGGCTCTGCTCTGCGCTCTGTTCGCTGTTTGTCTCGTCCATGGTTCCCCGGCTTTTCCCGCCCCGTCGGCGTTAATTCGCCGAGTTGCCGCAGGCATACTCGGCTTGGACAAAAAGAAACGGCGCAGAGGCAAAGGTCTTTGACCTTGCTTCTGCGCCGTGTTGCACCCTGTTGGTGGTCCTGGCTATTTAGTTGTGATTGCCGATCTAGCTTATCAGTCGGCGTGGCGGTCCATTCGCGTTATCCGCTTTGTCTCTGCGCCTATCCTGGATGCCAGAGCTTTGTACCTGTGGTTTTCGCCCGTCGTTGTTCGGCCATTCCTGCGCCGTCTCATCACTGCACAAGCCCACCCTATCGTTGACCAGGCCACGGCAACTGTACATCGTTGCCATGCTTGGGATACTCCCCAAGCGATCAACCACTGACCCAGGTTGCGGTTACCACCGATCATACTGGTGGAAAAAGCTTAAAATGGGTATGGCAATGGGGGTCGGATTTGAACCGACAACCTACGGTTTTGGAGACCGCCGCTCTGCCAGTTGAGCTACCCCATTATGTCTCCCCCACCCCTGGCGCTAGACGGTTGCCCGTCGCGGCATGCAAAGCCGGCTTTCGCAACCAGGAGAGGGAGAGTATCCTGCACACGACAAGGTAATTCATTATGCCGTGCATATGGGCGTGTACCGAGTCGAACGGTTACCGCCGCTCCGACATCTCTAGCCGCCGCTAGCAACTGACTAGAGAGCGCAAGAAGCAGACTACCCAGGCGCCCGTATGTCTCCCCCCCCTCCCTGGCGGCGCATGGCTACGCCGCCAGGGGGTGTCCCAATCATCTATCTTCTCTGCACAACCGAGGAGGAGATCCCGTCATTAGTATAGCACATTTTTTCTACAATGCTATAGCGAACTATCCGCTTTTTGCGCTTGTCTCTCCCGCTCCAAGATCGCGGTCGGACTTTCCCCGCCCCGCTTCTGTCGCCAGCGCTTCTGCTCCTGCTCATCGAGCCGCTTAAACGCCGCCTGTTGGGTCTGGTATTGCTCATAGCGGCGCTCAAAGCGTGGTGTGCCCCTTGCCGCCTCCAGCCGCTTGGCGGCATACTGTAATCGCTGGTGCGCCGCATCGAGCGCCTTGGTGCGGTAGCGGGCATGGGTCCAGTGCTTGCACTGGGGGCAGCGGATGCCTACTTCCCACGCGTCCACGCCCACCTGGCGCTCTGCCTTGCACTCGCCCAGAGTGCTCTCGGCTTGGCAAGCCGGACAGGTGACGATCATCTCACTCGCGCTCAACGCGTACCTCCCCCATGTTGATGATAGAGTAATCAATCCCCGTTGGCCAGATGCTGAGCACAATCGAGTAGCGCCCCGGATGCAGGCCCATCAGGGCGCGCAGGAACTTTACCCACCGGCGCGGGGCGCGAATGTCAAGGGGTGTGTGGTCCACTCAACCTCCCAACTGCGCCGTGTAGGCATTGACCCGGCGCTCCAGCATCGTCGTCAAATTGCGCTCGTTGCGCTCGGCCACCTCCTGCACCGTGTTGCGCCACCGGCCCCGATGGACCCGCGCCTGGCGATCCCGATCTTGCACCCGCCGGTTGTAGGGGGCCATGTTGCCGTTGTTGCCGATGAGCACGCTCAGCCCCAACCCCGCCCCGCTGAATTGGCGCGACCATGCCCGGCCCAAGGTGCGGGTGCGCTTGTAGGTCGAGCGCGGCGGGGCCGGTGGGTAGGTGGCCAGCTCGCGCAGGAAGAGTGAGCTGGCGTCGTTGTAGGTGGCGCGCAGAGCCAGGGCCAGGGCGGCGGGGGAGCGGGCCAGCAGGGCGCGCGTGGCGGTGGTGTCCGCGGACATGGTGATCATGAGATGGGGTAACCTCCTGATAGATGAGACATTTGTCGCAGTAAAAGATACGTCGTTTGACCGGTTTATACCACACTACCGTGTGGTATAATAGGGGTGTAGGCAGTAACGACCATTAACAATCGCATATCGAAAGGACTGTGTACCATGACTGAATTTTTCCGCATCCCGACCACCGCCCTCCTGAATGTCCCGACCGGCGAAGCAGCCCCCAATCTGGTGGGGGTCGTCAAGGCGGTAGGGCGAACGGTCAACCCGGTCATCGTCGTAGCGAAGGGGCGCAACCCCGAGACCTACGAACCGCAGTACGAGATCGTACTGAATGGGGCGATGGCCGAGGCGGCTCGGTTGGCCGGACTGGAAACCGTCGATGCCTTCGTCATCGACGCCAAGGACATCGAAGCGGTCGCCAAGATGTTCTAGCAAATGCCCCTCGCAAGAGGGGTTTTTTGTTACCCATTTTCCCACGAAAGGATATGGCATGAAAACCCGCTATGATATCTACATCAACGGCCAAAAGGTCCCCGTGCGCCTCAATGGCTACGTGGCCGGCCTAGTCGCCGCCCACGACGAGGGCGTTACCCGCGCCGCCGTCAATGCGCTGTGCGCCTTCTTCTGCTGTGACGAAGGGCAGGCCCTTGCCCGGCTCGATGCGTTCGTTGCCCAACATGAGGGCATGACGCGCACCTGGCTTATTGAGCACCTACTCGCGATCCGCTGCGGAGGGTGACGTCGACGGGAACGGCACTAGCCCGCCATCCGCCATCCGCTGGTAGGTATCGCCGGCTAGTCGCCCGCGCGCCACCGCTATAAAAAAGCGCGCCTGCGCCAGCGCTATGCCATTTAGCCGAGCGTACTCCTCAGCGGCCTTGTCGGCGCCGTATTCCTCGATCAGAGCGCTCACGCTCACCCCGTCAATCATGGTGACCTCAATCCCGTTGCATTCATAATCTTATCGATCACACGCTCGACCGGAGCGAAGTCAGCATCACGCCACTGCGACAGGCTCTTCTCGTAGTCGCCCCGCATCTCTCCCGACTTGACGGCGACATACTGACTATAGGCCCGCGCCCAGACCTCGCGCTCGCTAATGTAGTAGCCCAGGAGTTTCTCGTCAGCGCCAGGGGTGCCCCCGTTGGCGCGGTTGAGTTGCTCATAGCGTTGCCGCATCTTCGTGATCTGGGTTGTCGCGTTGAGCGTCTGCCAAAGCTCTGCCCGGAGATCGTCGTCAACCGCCGGCGGGCGCCCGACTACCCCCCTGAATTCTTCGCTGACTTGCAAGACCTGATGATCCAAATAGTGCCCGAATTCGTGCCAGGCGTAAAACTGAGCACCCTTGCCATCGCGAATCATGATCATGTCGGACTTGCGCCCATTCTCTGATATGGCGTAGCCCCCAGCCGAATCGTCATCTATTATCCCAATCTTCAGCGGGACCGGAGGCAAGTTGGCCGGCAACTTGTGGACGCTGGCCAGCGTGCGCTCCATCGCCTGAAGCAGTGTTTCCGCTGCGGGGTCAGGTGGCAACACCGCGCGCAATTGCGGCGCTGGAGCCGCCGGCTGCTGCTGAGTCGGCAAGGCTGGCGGCTCCAGCTCGACCGTCACGGGGCCGCTATCGGCTCCCTCCGCGGTCGCCGTTCCCCGCAACTGGCGCACCTGCTCTTTACTCAGTCGCAACGTCTCCTCGGTTTCCGGCGTGATCTGACACCGGCACCGCGGGTGCAAGGGGGGCACCCCCACCCCCTCGATCTCCTTCTTACTGTAGACCCGCCCCGCTCGTGGGCCACATTGCGGACATACCAGCTCATCCGCAGAACTCAACCAACGATACGCGGTCGTGAACTCATTGTCACGCTCCGCTTCTAATAGGGCTTGACTGAAGGCCCGCGTCGTCTCCGTCACGGCAATCGCCTCAGCCCGGACCGCCCCAAAGGCCGGCGTGAGTGCGTCAATCAGCTGCGGCAACCCTACAGGCCGCCCCACCTCCAACTCCCCCCGCTGCCATTCCTGGAACGCCTGAGCAAAGCGGGTGCGCGCGGTGAGGGTGAGATTGGGCAAGCTGCCCAGCTTAGCCGGGTCGCCGTCCGCGTTGATGTAGTAATCATCTACCCATCCGATCACCTGGCGATTGATCAGGGCAAAGGTCTGGTCAGCGTCGCGACCGGCGGCGCGGGCGACGGCCGTCGAGCGCACCGCCGCCTGCTCACTTGTCACCTCCCGCAATGCCGGCAAGAGGGCGCGGCCGAAGCGTCCCTCCTCATCGCCCCAGAAGGCCGTGAGCTGCGTCTCCGTGGGCTGGTAGGCCGTAGACGCCAGCAGGGAGAGCAGCCGCTGCTGCTGGGCGCTCAGGTCGCTTTGGGCAGCAACGAAGAGCAGTTCTTCCGACCAGGCTCTGGCCGCAGCCGGATCACTTTGCCGATTTACTTGATTTGCCAGGTCGGCGTCGATTATCCCCGCCGTCACCAGTGCTTGTAGTAGTGGGTCCATCGATCTCGGGCTCTTCCTCTATCGCCGTGGCATCAGGTTCCATAAACGCAACTGTTGCGTTTATGGATGCTTCCTCATCGGCCAGCCGCTCTGCTTCCAGTCGGGCGGCCTCCTCATCGGCCAGCCGCTTGGCTTCAGCGTCAAATTGCCGCAATTGCTCAGCGTGCTCTGCGCTCACCACTCGCCAACCCGCTGCCTGCATGGCCTGCGCCTGGCTAGGCGAGTGGGTGGTCACCGGCAACTCGCCGGGCTTGTGCAAGTGGATTGGTTCAGCCATGTTCGTGTCTCCTTGTCATCTCTACGCCCCGCCCGCCCGCGGGTTTGTCTGCGCCGCATTCCGCGCCTGACTCGCCTGCAACGCCCCGGCGATAGCGGCGACACTTGCCGCCTTGGCCGCGGCTTCCTCTTCGCGGAAGGCGGCGATCTCTTCCGGCGTGTAGCCGAGCTTGCCCCAGACCGCGGGGCGGGGGACACCCAACGTGTCGTGGATCTGGGCGCTCTTCGCCTCAACCTCTTCCATGCGCGTGTTGGGATCGGCCCACTGGGTGGCGATGGTCAGGGGCGAGGGCACGGGGCCACCCGTGCCAAATGCCGCATTGACCCTGACCGCCATCTCCATCACCTGCTCCCAGCTCTCGCCAAATTCCAGCATACGCTCGTGCGCTCGTTGCACCAGCCCACTCTCCAACTGCTTGAGCGCCTCCCCACTCGGCACATCGACGCCCAGGATAGGCTTGAGATAGTACTGGGGCGTGCTCGTCACCCCGCCAATTGCCGCCACGACGGTCCACAGGACGTTGATCATCGGATCCAAATTCGCCCCGTCGATGCGCCGAATGTCACCGCCGAAAATCTCCAGCAGCCGGCCAGGGGCGACCTTGAATTCGTCGGTCCCCTCCAGGTTGGCGTCGCCCTCCTCCTCGATCTCGACCAGCTCGCTTTTGTAGTTGGCCGTGAGGATGGGAAAGCCGTTCGTATCGGCCGCGGCCAACAGATCGAGCCAGCTCTTGTTGAGCGCATTCTGCAAGCCGGCAATGGCCAGCGCCTCGCTGCCGTCAGGGTTCTGGAACTCAATGCAGGTCACGCCCAGGGGGTTGCCCATGCGGTCGCTCCACGGCAATGGCCAGGTGGCGTCCCCGTCATCCTGATAGGGAGCCCAGGTGCCCACCGCCTTGAGGTCGCGCACATACTTGCGCACCTCGTTTGACAGGTAGACCGTCTTTCGCTCGCGGCCCGTCTTGCCCGGCGTCAGCGGGTCGAAGTCGTAAAAGTAGCGAGTGGCAAAGAGGACGATGTTGGGGTCGGAGGGGTCGCGGTGCAGGATCCCCCCCGGCGCTTCGGGGCCGGCGTCCACCTCGTGCAGGGTCAGCCGGGGCCGCTGGTTGACGGTGTCGTAGTCCACAAGCACGTAGCTCTTGCCATCGCGCAAGGCGCGGCGGTGTAGCCGAATCTGCTGCCGCTCCATGCGGTTGGCGGTCCACCAATCCCACAACTGCTTTGCCAAGATCTCATCCGACCCCGCCCCTTCCCCCTCCGCAGCGCTCGCCCCGTTGACCGTGAAGCCGGTCACGTTGAGCCGCTCACGCAGCCGGTTGATCACCACCCTGACCAGGTTGTGGCTAAAACCGCTTTCCGCCTCGGTCAGCAGCGGCCCCAGGTACTCCTGCTGGCGTTTGGTCAGCGGCGCGGGATGATCGCCATCATAGTACCGCCGCGCATCGCGCACCGCGGCGGCCTCGGCCTCTTGCCGGTACAGGATGCCTTGCAGATGAATGAAGCGCTCTAATTCGGTCGGACTTAATTTAAGAATATCCAAGTCAATACTCCCGGCTCGTCGCCTTGCGTCGCACTTGGGGCACGCCGGCCGCGTAGGCAGCGTCCACCATCAACATTTCACTCAGTAATAGATCGTCATGCCCTTCACTGTCGGGCACGCTCGCCTTGACCTTCTGCATGGGCTTGCCCTGCAAGCGAGCATGCGCCCGCTGCCACCAGGCGCGCTTGTCCACGTCGTCCGGGTCGGCTTGCTCTTTGTAGGCCACGTCCAGCGTGTCAAAAGTCTGGCGATAATCCAGTACATGAGTCCCGTTGATGGCCGCCAGATAATTGAACGCGATGCGGGTGTGGGTAGCCCAAGCCCCGTCAAAGGTCTGGCCGGCGATGCGCTCCACCCCGTCCTTGTTCAGCGCCGCGGCCAGAAAGGCGGTGCTCGTGGCCCCAATCCCCGTGTTGTCGGCATGGACCCGGTTGACCTTCCACCGGCCCCACAGAATCTCGTAGAGCGTGGCATGGAGCGCCACGGGGTTGACGTTGACCCATTCATAGCGTGCCACGATGCGCAGGTGGGGCACGATGACGCCGGCGGCAATCGTGAGCCACTCCACCGCCCCGATGGTCAAGGCCACGCTGTCGCGGGCGCTTGCCGTGCTCAGGCT